CAGACGTTAGTGATAGTAGTGTAGCAGGTGCTACTGTTGTAGCTGCATACAGAAATCGTATGTTTTATGCAGGTAAATCTACTACTCCGCAAGAAATAATCTTTAGCGAAGGATTTAATGAAGACGGTTTTAATACGGGTGCTTCTGATCCTGCAGGAAGCATTAGTGTTGATGATACTGTAGTTGCACTAAAGGTTTTCCGTGATAGCTTGTTTATCTTTTGTGAAAACAGAATATTTAAACTTACAGGTTCTACCTCAACTAATTTTTCTGTAGAACCTGTTACTAGAAACATTGGTTGCATTAACAGCTTTACCGTACAGGAATTTGCAGGTGACTTAATCTTTCTTGGTCCTGATGGATTACGTACTGTTGCTGCGACTGCACGTATTGGTGATACTGAACTGGGTACTATTAGTAAAAACATCCAGACTGTATTTGATGAGAACATTAAAGATGCTGGAGCGTTTGACTCCGTAGTTATACCCGATAAGACCCAATACCGCATATTCTTTACTAAAGATGGGCAAGGACAAACACTATCTAAAGGTGCTATCTGTGTTCTTAAAAAGGAAGCATTTGAGTTTTCTGAAACAAGAGGCATACAGGTAGCCTGTACTGATACCTTTGTTGAGTCAGGTGATGTAATTGTTTTACATGGTGACACTACAGGCTTTATACAAAGACAAGAATCAGGCAATGACTTTGATGGTACAGCTATCTTAGGTAGATACAGAAGTCCTGACATGAGCTTTGGTGATACTGGTATCCGTAAGCACATGCAACGGGTTATTATTAACTACAAACCAGAAGCAGACATTGATGCTGACTTAATACTTAGATACGACAACGAAGATACAGATTCTGCTAGACCTGCGAACTACCCACTAGATACAGCTAACGTGGCTGCACAGTATGGTTCTGCTACGTACAGCACAGAAGGCAGTGCAACACAGTTTGTTTACGGTGGGCCAACACAACCCCTTGTACGTCAACCAGTAGAAGGTTCTGGTTTTTCAGTTGCATTAAAAGTAGAAGACGGTGGTACTACTGCCCCGTACTCACTTAAAGGGTTTCAGCTAGAATATCAATTAGGAGCAAGACGTTAGATGGGTGCTACATATTCAAGACAATCATCATATACAGATGGCGATACAATTACGGCGGCTCACACTAACAATGAGTTTGATCAGCTATTAGCTGCCTTTGCCGCAAGTACAGGCCACACACATGACGGGACTACTGCAGAAGGTGGTCCTATTACTAAGCTACTTGGTACATCTATTACGATGGGTGACGGTACTGCAGGTACAGACATTACAGTAACCTTTGATGGTGAGAGTAATGACGGTGTATTTAAGTGGATGGAGGATGAGGATTACTTTGAGTTTTCTGATGATATACTTATTGCGGCTGCGGAAAAGTTACAGTTTCGTGATAGTGCTATCTATATTAATTCTAGTGCTGACGGGCAGCTTGACCTTGTAGCTGACACAGAGATACAGATTGCAGCTACTACTATTGACATGAATGGTAATGCTGATATCTCAGGTAACTTGGGTATTGGTGGTAATCTTACAGTAACAGGTACTACTACCTTTAATGGCGGTACAATTACTTTAGGTGATGCGGCAGCAGATAATGTTGTGTTTGGAGCAGATGTAAACTCAAGCATTATTCCTAACACAGATAGTGCATACGATCTTGGTTCGTCTAGTCAGGAATGGCGTGACTTGTACATTGATGGTACAGCTTACGTAGATGCTATCAACTATAATGGTACAGCTATTTCAGCTACTGCTGCTGAACTTAATATCATGGATGGTGTTACTGCTACAACAGCAGAGCTAAACCTTATGGACGGTGTTACTGCCACCACAGCAGAATTAAACATCATGGATGGGGTAACGGCAACTGCTGCTGAGTTAAACATTCTTGATGCTAGTGGTAGTACAATAGGCGATCTGTCAGAGATTAGTACTATTGCTAATGATGATGTATTCCTTGCACTAGATACCTCTGGTGGTGGTATAAAGAAAGTTTCAAGAAGTACTGTAGTATCTGGCCTTGCTACCTCTAGTGCTATTTCTAATGTAGCAGAAGATAGCACCCCACAGTTAGGCGGCAACCTAGACCTTAATGGCAATGACATTGTTACTACTTCTAATGCTACACTAGACCTAGCACCTAATGGTACAGGCACTGTTGTTGTACGTGGTAACACTAACTCAGGTGCTATTGTATTTAACTGTGAAAGTAATAGTCACGGTCAAACAGTAATTGCACAGCCACACTCTGCAGGTGTTACTAACACTATGTTACTACCTGCAGGTGCTAACTCTACTCTGGTATCACTTGTATCTACAGACACACTTACAAACAAAACACTAACCTCTCCTAAGATTAACGAAGATGTAGCAGTAACTTCAACAGCTACTGAGCTTAACATTCTTGATGGTGTTACAGCTACCACTGCTGAGATTAATCTGATGGATGGTGGGACTTCTGCAGGTACTACGGCGGTAGCTGGTGGTGACGGTATTGTTACTAATGATGGTGGCACTATGCGCCAGACTACAGTAGATACCTTTGATACATACCTGTCAGCTACCTCTAAGACACTCACAAACAAAACTCTTACTACACCTATTGTAAATGCAGGGGTTCAGCTAAAGAATGGTTCTACCTCTGCAGGGTTCCTTGAGTTCTTTGAGGATAGTGATAACGGTACAAATAAAGTAACTCTAATTGGTCCTGCATCTACTGCAGATATTACCTTGACATTACCTAGTACTGCTGGTACACTTGCGACTACCGCATCAGTAACTACAGTAGCACAAGATGAAGCAACAGCTTTAGCAATCGCCCTTGGATAAGGAAACAAATTAATGGCAAATACATTCAAGACAATTACAAGGGACGTTGCACCAGCTAGTGCAGGTACTCCTGAAACAATATATACTACCCAATCAAGTACTAGGGCTATCATCTTAGGACTTACTTTAGCTAACGTACACACCTCTCAGGTTACAGCAAGTGTAACTCTGGTTAGTACTACTACACAAACAAGTCAAACACAAAACACTACAGCACACCTAGTTAAAGATGCAGCTATACCAGTAGGATCATCACTGTCTGTACTAGACGGTAAGGTTGTTCTTAACGCAGGTGATATCATTAAGGTAGACTGTAGTGTAGCAGATAAAGTCTCAGTGATTATGAGCTATATGGAGATTGACAGCTAATGAGTAGGCAAGAGAAACTAGCTGCATTAGCAAGCACTGGTGTAACAAAAGCTGAACTAGATAACATAGACGGTGGTACAGCCAGAGGTACTACAGCTATTGCTGACGGTGATGGTGTCTTAATCAACGATGCTGGCACTATGCGTATGACTTCTGTTGAGACTATGGCTACTTACATTGGCACTAAAGTTGGCGGGGGTATGGAGTTTATTGCTTCATTAGATGCTAGTAGTTCATCTACTCTTTCTTTTACAGGTTTTGATTCAAGTAAATACGACAGCTATTTATTTACATTTCATTCTATAGTACCTGCTAACGATAATGTTGACTTTCAATTTTACACAAGCAGTGACACTTCTAGTCATTCTTATGATTCTGGTTCAACTGATTATATTGATGCTACAGCAGCATCAACCGCCACACAACGTGCTAATGGAAGGATTTTTCCTTCTATAGGTACTGGTTCAGGTGAGATAGGTTTTTGGGGTTCCTGTGAAATTTTAGCAGCACATTTAGCAAAACGAACATTTATTATTAGTAATGCTTGGGGTTATCATTATTCTGGCAACTTATACCACTATGCAAGAGTCGGCTATAGGGATGAAGATGCACAAGTAAATGCCATTAGGTTTTTTATGGAAAGTGGTAATATAGCATCAGGAACAGTTACTATGTACGGCTTAGTAAACTCATAACACAACAACAAAGGAAAAGCAGAAATGCCAAGATATCATAACATTAACGGGGAAATGGTTCAGTTCACAGCAGATGAAGAAACTGCACGTGATGCTGAGGAAAAGGCATGGGCTGATGCTGCAGATACCCGTGCTGCTGTAGCTGTTCGTGAAGAACGGGATGCACTACTAGCTGCTACCGATTGGATGGGCAACAGTGATGTAACCATGTCTAGTGCATGGACTACTTATCGTGCAGCACTACGGGATGTACCAGCACAGAGTGGCTTCCCTAATAGTATTACGTGGCCTACCAAGCCTAGCTAAAGGATAGAACATGACTAAAGCAAGAGATACAGCAAACCTAACTGGTAGTGGGGTAGGTCTGTCACTACTAGACATTGATGCAGGTACAGATATCGGTGCTGCTCTTGTAGATGCTGACCTTATGATTGTAGACGATGGGGCAGGTGGTACAAACCGCAAGGCTACCATGAGTAGATTAGCTACTTATATGGGTGGTAAGATTACTGGTGGTAGTTTAGTTTATATAGCCTCTAGTGGTGCTATAAGTGATGCAGCAGATGTACAATTTAGGGCGCAAGATGGACACTTTGATCCTACTAAGTATGATCACTATCAATTTTGGTTACAAGATGTTCGCCCACAAACTGACACAGAGTATTTATATTGCCATGTAAGCACTGATGATGGAAGTAATTATGATACTACAAATGGTAATTATCACCTTGGCGGCACTGGCGGAACTGATACCTATGGCCTCCCTGTTGCTAGAAATGGCGGTATAGGCAGTGGAGTTAGTACTGAGTATGGTGTTAGTGGGCAGTTTATGCTGCTTTGCCCTCACAGAACTTCTTATACTAAATCTCAAAGTCTTACAGTTTACGATAGGGATGGGAATGTTTACCAGATGAGTGCAAGTTCTTTCAGTTCTGGTGTGCATTTAGTATCACAGGATGTAGATGCAGTACAATTTAAAATGAGTAGTGGCAATATAGAATCAGGTGAAATTGTAATGTATGGCATTGCAAACGGAACATAAGGAAAAACAATGGCAGGTTATATAGGTGGTAAGGTAGCAGTATCAGCACCACAACAAATAGAAACAAAGCACACAATTACGGCAACAGCCAGCCAAACCAGTATTCCTAATGTTG